CAGTCGCTGGAACAGGTACTGGGATACATAATGTGTCAACTTCATACACAGCATTTACTATTGCTGCCTCTTCTGGCACTTTGACTGGCGGCACAATCTTTGTGTACGGATACCGAAAGGCATAACTGATGACATACGAAGAAGCCGTAGCGATGTACCCACACGACGAAGTATTTGTCCAAGTTGATGACAAAGTTCGTCCAATGACACCAACTGAATACGAAGCGTTTATTCAGCAGCAAGTCAATTACATTCCTATTCCGTAATTAATTATGAAACCGCGCGTACTAATAGTGAGCGTCATTCTTGCACTTGCACTAACGGCTTGTGCTGATCGTAACCGCGAAAATTGCAACACCACCAAAGCCAACGGACTACTAGAAAGGCGCTGCGCGTGAACCCAGACAAACGCTTGTCAAACGAACAAATCAAAGCTCGACTAATTCTCATCGTAGGAATCGGACTGACCGCATCATTCGTCATGGCAATCGCGTCACTGATCTTTGGCTTGCTCTTTGTCGTGCAACCTACCGAACAAAGCCCTAACGACGCAGAAGCATGGGGCGTCCTGTCGCCGATGCTAATGACCCTCGCAGGCGGTCTCATAGGTCTACTCGCAGGCAACGGACTTAAAGACCGACCCAAAGATCCGCCAGCATTATGAGCGTTATCCCAGCGAACCCAAAGATCGCAAACAGTAAGCCCTACACAGGGAACTCCGACGGTGCCGCAGCTGGCCCACGCGCTGGCATGGACGAATGGATTAGGCAGGCCGTTAAATACTCAAACGGTGCTATCTGGAATAACGGCTCTTGGGGCGTCCGAAATATGCGCTCATCCGAGAATCTTTCAGTGCATGCCACAGGGCGCGCAGTAGATCTTTCATATCGCAAAACTGACAAATACCTAACAGCAAATCGCAAAGGTGCAGTCGCCTTCCTAAACATTGTTATCGCCAACGCGAACGCGCTAGGTCTTGAATGTGTGCTTGATTACTTCCCACAAAAGTTTGGACGCGGCTGGCGATGCGATCGCCAAGCGTGGAGCAATTATTCCAAGCCAACACTTACTGGAAGCCCCGGGGGAGACTGGCACCATTACGAGATCTCGCCTGCTATGGCAGACTCTCCAGCCCTTGTAAAACAAGCCTTTCAGAGAGTGTTCGGCGAAATCCCCCAATAACGGATACCGATCGCCTATGGTCGAAGTACCGACGATAGGAGTGAAATTATGACCGAACCAAAAGTCTTCATCTACGAGGTAGGTCGGTGCTCAATGGACAACGGACAAGAAATACTTGTCCAGATCTTTAGACACGAAGACACACACAAAATCATCCGCGCCCAAATCGCCTTCCGAACCTTGGCTGGCGACAGTTGGGGCGTGCCTACAGAATTGAGCTTTCAAAAATGAACGAAAAAACGATCAAAATCTTCGCTTGGGTAACTTTCGGACTTGCCGCCTTTGTGCTTCTCTGGGACGCTTCTAAGCCGCCTCAAGGCATGTCTAAGGTCAGTGCCTCAACCTCATATCAGACGATCCCATTGACGCCTCTGCCGAGCGTAGTGACGCCCCCTGTCACTACTCTCCCAGTCACGACATGCGCGCAAGCTCTCGATCTTGCCTTCAAGGTTGGCTGGTCTGCCGATGAATCGCCGACCCTTTCTCGAGTGCTCTACCGTGAGTCACTTTGCACCGAAGATGCTTACAACCGATACGACACGAACGGCGGCTCATACGGTCTGATGCAGATCAACGGATTCTGGTGCACCCCTTCGGCATACTGGCCTCAAGGTTGGCTACAAGCGAAAGGAATCTTGTCAGTGTGCGACCAGTTGTTTGATCCGAAGATAAACCTCATCGCAGGTCTTGCGATATGGCATAATTCATCTTGGACACCTTGGAACCTTCCACAGTGACCGAAGAGCAATATCCCGAAACAGGAATTACAGAGGAGACCCGACAGATGTATCCCGAAAACTATTCAGACAAATACAACAAAGTATTCAAAGAGTTCGTAGACGACATTATGAAACCGCCGCGTCACCCGGTAGATCGTCTTGAAGACCATTCAATTCTTCTTGACGAATTGACTTTGATGTACGACGCGCACATGACGATCGGCGGAGAGCAGAACCGATTCAATGCGTCAGTGATTCGAGCCGCGATCAATGTGATCTTGACATGCACAAAATAACTTGTAAGAAGTGTGGACTAGAAATGCACGGCACACCGCACGCCACAAACCCAACCAAGATTCTTTGGAGTCACCCAGACCTCAAAGCATGCAAGAAAGTGAAGCCAATCAAATGAACGACCTACAACTCTTCGCACCTTCACGCGGACTCGGTGCATACCGAGAAGACATCGCCATAGATCGCAACACCGTCATCATCTCGCCAAGCGCAAAACCCACTTCGGCAAGTGCAGCTCTAAACGCATTGCCTAAATCAGGGTCTAAGCGTCGGCGCGTATATGAATACCTCAAGCAGACTGGCGGCGCGACCGATGAAGAGATTGAGCTCGCACTGGGCATCTCGGGCAACACCGTTAGACCCACCCGGGGCTCCCTAGTCAAAGACAAGTTCGTCTATGCCACCGACCTAGAGCGACCAACGCTTGCAGGCAACATGGCGATCGTCTGGAAAGCGCGCTAATGGCACACTTTGACCTCTCGCTCTACGAGACCGTTGCACAGCGCCTAGAACGCTTCTGGACTGCCTACCCACAAGGACAGATCGTGACGACCATGATGCACTACGACGCGTCTACGGTCATCTTCCGATGCGAGACCTTTGACAACGAAGGACGGATCATTGCTCACGGCTGGGCAGAAGAAGTTATGGGCAATTCCCCAGTAAACAAAACATCGTTCCTAGAGAACTGCGAAACATCAGCAATCGGACGCGCAATCAGCAACGGCCCACTAGGACACACTGGAGAGCGCGCATCATCTACCGAAATGGAGAAAGTGAACCGCGTAAACAGCACGCCTGCACCTGACAGCTTTGGCGGCGCTACACCCAAGCAGATCGCCTTCTTAAAGTCGCTTGCTCGAGGTAAAGCATGGGATGACTTCCAGCTGCTTGAGTTCATTCATAAGACTCTTGGCGTGGACGATGTAGTGGTAGAAACATTGTCATCGGGACAGTGCCGGGTACTGATTGACAGGTTAAAACTATGAGAAACCCCAACGACGAATATGACCGACTACACGACCACTGCCAAGCATTAGCGCGCGAGCGTGACTGGCTACAAAAAGAAGTAGAACGCTTGACCGATGAGCTTCACCTAGCGCACGAAGCACTACGACGCGAGATGCCATGAGCAAGACAGTCTGGGGTCTTCTTGGCTTAGTAGTAATGTGGGCGATCCTGATGATTAGGTCAGATAAAAAAAGACACCGCTAAACACTTTTACAACTGGCAAGCATCAAGGCCGTATCACCTTCGCAAGTGACGGGGCTAATCCAAGGGAACTTGGTTAGATCGGCGCGTCCAAAACCTGCAACACGAAAGGAATTGGCAAAGCGTCGAAGCGCAGAGTGTAAAGGAATTGAATAGGGAGTCCAGTGTGGCAACGGACGGGGGGCTCTTCAGGGGTCTGTCTTGCATTACGCTTAACGATGACATACCACAAACAAACTCAACAGACTCGAGCCCGACATGCAACACACTCACAGCAACTTGAGAGCAAGCGCGACAGCGCGCGCTAGTAGGTCTTAGAACATGGAAGCGAATAGAGAACGAAACAAACAAGAATACAAACACGCACGACAAGAACTACTCCGCGATCAACCTGTATGTCATTGGTGCAGACGCGCCGAAGCAACCGAACTAGACCACCTAGTTGAGTCAGATGCAGGCGGCACAATACAAGACGGTTATGTCCCAGCGTGCAAGCCATGCAACAGTCGTCGCGGTGCAGAATACATAAACAAAAAAACATCAACACGAATCCAAAACAGGAATAACGGTTTTTTATACCCCGTTTTAACGCCCCCGAGCCCCATGCTTGTGTCTGTACCAGAACAGCCGAACCAGCCTGAACCAGCCGAGATCAACCACGACCAGCCGAGACTTGAGACGATCGTGCCTGACTGTGACGGATCGTGGGGGAGCCTTGTGGGGGACATGGCTTTAAAGCTGCTTCACATAAAGCTCATGCCTTGGCAAGTTCATTGTCTTGAGCGGATGCTTGGTTTCACCCATGCTCCTGACGGACAGGATGATCTTGTGCATCGCTCAAGCCTTGTATCTGTCGCGAGACAAAATGGTAAGACCGTCCTGATTCAATGCTTGATCCTCTTTTGGCTTTTGGAGATGCCAAAAATTCGTGGCACAAAACAAACGATCCTTTCTACGGCTCACACTTTGACGCTCGGGACTTTGCTCTTCGAGGAACTGGCGCCAACCCTTGAGCGTCTAGGTGCAACGATCTACAAGTCGTATGGTCGGAACTCGGCGACGATGCCAGACGGATCGCGGTGGATGGTACGCGCGGCGAACCCTTCAATCGGACACGGAATGTCAGTAGATCTGATTTGCGCCGACGAAATTTTTGACATCTCGGAGATTGCTATGGCTGGCCTGATCCCAACCCAGCGCGTCCGAAGGTCTCCGCTCCTGGCAATGTTCTCCACTGCTGGGACTGAATCCAGTTCGCTCTTTATCAGACATCGAGAGAACGCGCTTCGCCTGATTGACACAAACAATCCTTCTAACTTCTACTTCGCCGAATGGTCGCCACCGCCAACAGTAGATCCGATGTTGGAATCGTCTTTCGGTTGGGGGAACCCGGCACTCGGACACACTCTGACAATGGAAACTCTGCGCGCAGAATCTAAAGATCCAGACCGTTCCAACTTCCTTAGAAGCTCGCTTAACATGTGGATCGCTTCAACCCAATCGTGGATTCAGACCCACCTATGGCCAGACCTTGAGTACGACGGCCCGATCCCAGCTGGCGGCGTCATCTCCGTCGAAGCATCAATGGACGAATCGCGCTACTTCGCTACCAAGTCGGTCGCACTCGGCGACGGTCGTACTTGTGTCTCGGTCGCCTTTACCGCCGAAACTGCCAAAGAACTTTGGGCTCATGTCGGAGCATTGGCGGCGGCTGATCCTGCGATCAAGTTCATCTTCTCGCCCACCATTGACGCACACTGTCCGCCTGTCTTTGAGCGTCGGCGCGTCGTCATGGGATACAAAGAAATTCTGCAATACACCCCCATAGTAAGAAACATGATTAGTGAAGGTCGCCTAGTTCACACTGGGGAAGCCATGCTTGCCGAACATGTCTGTCGCGCGGTCATGGTGAGGACTCAAGGCTCGATCGCGGTGTCGTCGCAGAAGTCGGCTGGCCCGATTGAGTTGTGTCGCACGATGATCTGGGGAGCG